TACAGTATAATCGTTGATTGGATCTTGAGTTACACCGTTTAAATCTACTCGATAACTAGCAGTCGAAGGGGGAAGAGGAGAATAAGATGTAAGAGAAACTGTTGAAGTTGGACCATAAGCTGTTATAACGGCAGGTTGAGTAAACAAACTTTGAACTATTTGATCTACGTATTGTTTGTTGACTAAAGCGTATGTAGTAATTTTTGGTGTATACGAGGCGTTAGTCGTTATTAAGTTTGCATCAATATTAACTGGTCCTGTGAGTGTACCACCAGCTAAAGGTAGATATGAAGTCGAACCGACAAAATTGGCAGTTACAACATTATCGCCGTTTACTGTAAAATTAATTGTAGAAGAATCGTTAAATGTATTAGTAGATGTCAATATGGTTGTTTTAACAGCTGATGATATTTGTTGATCAACATAAGCTTTGTTTGTCAACTCTACTGAATTTCCAGGTGGAACTGAACTAGAAAGGTTTCCAGTAATCGTACTACCACTCTTTAGTACATAATTGCCAAAATTTCCATTAGCGTTTGCAACTAATTGATCGACATAATCTTTATTTGCTAATTCGTTAGAAACTGTTGGTCGATTGTTAGCAAAAAATCTAAATGAACGACTACTGAGTGTAGCAGACATTAAAGTATTAAATGTTGTGTTTGGCGAGGCATTTAAATTTAAAATGTTTGCCTGAATATCTAGCGCATCACCATAATTGAACATTAATCCGTTATTGCCGAGTCTAAATGGTTTATAATTAGGATCAAAATTTACACTCAACACGCCATTGTTGTTATACAGAGATAAATCTGTCGAAAGGGTTAAAGTCAACGTTGTCTGATTATTGCTAGGTGCAATGTAGAGAGGAGAATATGCATTTATTGATGATGAAAGAAGAGCAAAAGAAGAACCATTAACAGCTGTGTTTAAACCAAGCACATTATTTTTTACAGCAAGAGTATTATCATATTGAATTTGAATACCTGAACTGCCTAAAACAATCGGACTTGTTGAATTTATATTTACACCGAGGCTGCCATTGTTATTTTTTAACGTGTTGTCGTAATCTACGTCATATGTAAAAACATTACCGTTTTTGTATAGCGTCGCGATAGAACCGGACGACAAATAATTTGACAAAACTGTTGCAAAACCACTATTGGCATTCCGATTTAACCCCAAATTATAATTAACAATGTTAAATGTGTCGTCATAGGTAAGAGATAAACCGTTATCGCCAACAACTAACCCTGTGTCGCGATTTGCCTGTACGCTAAGAGCTCCACCCGATACATACAACGAAGAGTTATATGGTAAGCCAAATTGTAATATACCGTTTGTATTATTATACGTAAGTGGAGAAGTAGCTGTAAGCAAAGGTTGTAAAACATCTGTGCTTAAAATATTAGAGATAGCAACACCAAGAGCTCCAGTTTGACCAATTTTAAGAGAACTGTCATACGAAACACCAATTCCTCCTCCGTTTTGATCAAGTTTTAACCCTCCGCCATTTAATAACTTAACACCGATATTACCATTGTTGTTATATAGCGAATTGTCATAGCCTAGTGAAAAATTGAGAAGATCGGTGGTTGGAGGCGTAGTAATATAAATAGGAGCCTGAGCAGAAAGTTGTTTAAAAAAGAAAGTGGTGCCATTAGTTTGATTAAAACTAGACGAAGTTGATCCGAGTATCGATTTTGCTCCATAATTTCCAGCATCACTTATATTATACAAGAATGAAGCTCCGGAAAAGCGCATTGTCGAAAAAACCGGAACACCGTTAACGTACGTCCCTCTAGCACCAGGAAAATAATCTATATTCGTAGGGAGGAGATTAGTCTGCGGAGATGGTAAATTAGAAATTCTTGTTCCTGTGCTCATAAATATTTAAGATTTAATTTATTTATCATTTAATTTTTTTATTTCTATGATATTGTATCATATATAAATTCCCCTGTTAACAAAGGACTGTCAGCAGTTGGATTCAGTACTAAAGCACCATCAACAATTGTATGGTCCTCTGTGAGAATTGGACCTCTGGGGTCATCTTCAAAGTCCCAACAAATATAAAACTCGTTTAACAACAAAGCTGTTTTGAATTCTTGAATAAACCCCTGATCAACGTTTACATTGGCTATTGGCGTATTAGTTAAATCTTCAATAGTAAAAGCTTCCTGCAGATAAGGTTGATCTACATTAGTATTGAGTATGTAGGTATCTGTGCCATCCACTACAATATACGCCTCTTCGAGAATATCAGGCTCAAGAAGCACAAATCCATCTCTTAGAAAAAACGTACTACCGTTATTTCCTTTTACTCTAAGGTAAGGTACTGGTACATTTTTAATATTAATGCTCATTTTATTTGCAATTAATTAAGATTGCTGCTGAAAAAAAATATTAAAACATTAAATAATTTATACAACTATTATGGGACTCAAGTTTCTAACCACTGAATTACACGAGGAAATCGATTTCCTTATCGAACAAAAAAACCGTACAGAAGATCCAAAATACTTCTTTACAGGACCTTATATGATGGCTGGAGCCAAAAATCAAAACGGTCGCGTGTATGATTTAACTGAAATGGTTCGTGAAGTTGATCGTTATTCAAAAGACATGATTGCAACTCGTCGTGCTATCGGTGAAATGAATCACCCTCAGTCAACTGAAGTTAACCCAGTCAATGCTTGTCACCTTGTTGTAGAGCTCAAGCAAAAAGACAATTACTTTTATGGTAAGTCACAGATTTTAGATACACCTATGGGACAACTTCTTAAGTCTCTTGTTAAAGACAAAATTCAAATGGGTATTTCTACACGTGGTCTTGGTTCATTAACTGAGTCCTCAGAAGGTAAGAAAGTTTCTAACTTTCACCTTATTTGCTTGGATGTTGTTCACCAGCCTTCAGTTCAAAATGCAATGCTTGAGTCTGTTCTCGAGTCTAAAGAGTGGATGCTTGACAACGCTGGCAGAATTATTGAAGTATCAGCAAATGCATTTAACAGACTCACAGAAGGGCTCTCAAAGCTTCCAAAGAAAGAAGCTAATCAATATATTCAAGAGCGTCTAACATTATTCATTGAATCTCTCAAGAGAGCCTAATAAATAAGAATATGACACAGGAAGAAAAAGTAAGCGTTAGCGATTTTATTTCTCAAATTGCAAGTAAAGATTACAAAAACGCAAACTCAGCACTAGAAAAAACCATTTCCGTCAAACTAAAAGAGCGTATTAGACAGGCTTTGGCTAAAAATTAATAACATTTTAGATAAATAAATTTATAACATGAACGTAAAATCTATTCTCAACGAACAGTTTCAGGATTTAATTTCTGAAGATACATTAAACGTAATCGAAGAAGCTTTTAACAAGGCTGTCGATGAAAAGGCTCAAAGCAAAATTGAGATTGAAACAGAAAATGTAAAGATGAAGCTTGATGAACATTATACAGGCAAGCTTCAAACTGTTATCGAGAAGATTGACGAAGATCACACAGCTAAGCTTCAGAAGCTTGTTGAAGCTATTGATACAGATCACGCTGTTAAGCTTCAGACACTTGTTAAGCAAATTGACAAGAAGCACACAGGCATGCTTAAGCAAGTCGTCGAGAAGTACGAGACTGAGCTTGGCGATAAAGCAGCAGAATTTCAAAACCGTATCGTCGAAGAAGTATCTAACTATATGGATCTTTACCTCGATAAGACAGTTCCAACTGAGCAACTCTCAGAGGCTGTTGAAAACATTAAGGCAGTTAAGCAACTCGAGAAGATCCGTCAAATTGTCGGAATCAGCGAAGAGTTTATTGACAGCGAAGTTAAGGAGGCTCTCATCGACGGCAAAAAGACCATTGATTCTCTCAGAGCTGAGCTTAACAAGACATTAAAGGAGAATGTCGATCTTGCACATAAGGCTACTAAGGCTGAAGCTCATATCATTCTTGAGCAAAAGACTGTAGATATGCCTGCTGCAAAGAAGAACTTTGTAACTAAGCTTCTTAAGAACAAAGCTCCTGAGTATATTGAAGAGAANTTCTCTTATGTNGTTGATATGTTCAACAAAGAATCNCAAGAGGAACTTGACGTGATCAAAGAGTCCGTTAAGAAAGAATTTGTAAAGGCTCCTACGATTGACCGCCCTGAGGTTATCGAGGAAGCAAGAAATTTTAGTAATGAGGTTGAGCGCAGTGTTGCAAGTGACGACATCAGCGGCTATCTGAACGAGATGAAGAAAATTAGTGGATCAAGATTCACTAGATAATTCATTCTCAAAGTAACAAAGGAAAACAAAAACTATGGCTAACATCATGCACATCAATAGAGATTCTGCTGAACAACTAGTTGAAAAGTGGAGTCCAATCTTGGATTTCACTTCAGACAAAGTTGCTCCTATCTCGAATGACAACACTCGCTTAAACACAGCGATTCTTCTGGAAAACCAGCAGAATTACTTCTTAAGTGAGCAAAACTCTGCTTCAACAGGTGGCGTATTTGGCTCACATCAGGGAACTGCAACAACGTTCTCAGGTGACCACTATGCTTCAGGTGATGCTCGTCTGCCTAAGGTTCTTATCCCAATGATTCGTCGTACATTCCCCGAGCTCATCACAAATGAGATCGTTGGTGTACAGCCGATGACTGGGCCTGTTGGTCTTGCTTTCGCAATGCGCTATAAGTACGAGTCCACCCCTCTCGGTGGTTCTTACAATGGCGGCGACGGAGCTCTTGGCTCCGCTTCTGCTACCGGTGGTAACACCGCTACATCAGACGGCAAGGAACTTGGTTACAACTACCTGAACACAGCCTTCACAGGCGCTTCAAGTGCTGCCCTCTCCGGTAACGGTCAGTGGGACGGACTTGTTGAAGATTCAGGCGTTGGAGCCTTGATCAGCCAATTTGAACTTAGCTCGAACATCCCTCAGATCACTGTTTCATTCGAAAAGACCGCCGTCGAAGCTCTCACAAGACGCCTCGCCGCTAAGTGGTCGGTAGAACTTGAGCAAGATCTTAAGAACATGAACGGTATCGATATCGATTCCGAGCTTACAAACGCTATGTCCTACGAAATTCAGGCTGAAATCGACCGCGAAATGATCGCGCGTATGATCCAAGTCTGTCTAAACGCTGGGGCTGGAGTTGGTTATTCCACATGGTCTGCCGTGTCCGCTGACGCTCGTTGGTCAGCTGAGCGCGCTCGTGACTTCTACAACAGAATTGTTGTTGAAGCTAACCGCGTCGCGATTCGCAATCGCCGTGGTGCTGCTAATTTCATTATTGCAACACCTCGTATTTGCGCAATCCTCGAGACTCTGCCTAACTTCACTTGGCAGCCAGTCACAGGCAATGTGAATACCGCACCCGTTGGTATTGCAAAGGTCGGTTCGGTCGGTGGTCGTTTCCAAATCTACAGAGATACTCGTACAGAAGCTCAGCTCAACAGCCCCGGTACAAATGATGCCGGTTTCTACGGCACCAACCAAGGTGGCGGTTATGCAACAGCTCGTACACAGCCTGTNGATTACGCTCTCCTAGGTTATAAGGGTACAGAATACTACGANAGTGGTATCCTATATTGCCCATATATCCCTGTAATGGTACAGCGTACAATTGGACCAAACGACTTCGCTCCTAGAGTAGGTCTCCTTACAAGATACGGAGTAGTTGATCACATTTTCGGTGCATCACTCTACTACCACCTTGTAATCTGCACCGGTCTTGGAACATCGTTCAAACCAGGTCAAGCTGCAACTTATCTGTAATCTTACAGAAGTTCACAAGGACTCAAAAGAGACCCCGATCGAAAGATCGGGGTTTTCTTTTTATATAAATGGACATAATTAGAGTATATGAGTACAGGTGCAGGAAAAGGTCCAAAACAACGTCCAACAGATTTCAAAGCTTACAAGGAAAACTTTCCCAAGACTACCAACAAGGTAGAAGGGTTTGTCTTTAAAAAGGGTAAGCTAACTAAGAAGTACTAAGCTACAGATAGCTCTAGTATCTTATTGAAGTAAGAAGAAGATACCTTTTCAGGTATTTTAGGCAATGTCTTTACATTGAGTGACTTCAATCTGTAATCAAAATACATAAGACCTTCTTCTTTATGATTCTCTACTCTAAAAGGAATAGGAATTTCAAAGTTCTCTCTCACGTTCTTATCGGACATTAACGATATCTGAATATAATAATGTATTCTTCTAAAGAGAATTAGTCTTCCTTTTTTAACAACCTTATCTCCGATAGAAAATACTACTTGCTTTTGCAGACAAGTAAGTAAAAANGGTTCNCCAGGTACTTGNTCNAANCTNATAATNGTTGGAGCAAAGATNTGAGNGTTCATGTGTTNTTAAAAGCTGATTTTTGTGNNGAAGACATATTCAATAGTCTTTCGTTAAANTATTTCCAAAATGGTAACGGATCNGGAGAANATTTAATNACAGCAATAACTTCTACATCNTCACAATTAATCATTCTCCAGTTTTGTAAAAATATATCCCATGCTACAACTAGGTTCTTTGCTGCAGGTTGATATCTAAGTCTTCCGGTAGGATCTTTATAGTTAAGAATGTTTTTACCAGGAGTTGATCGAAGAAGCCCCATATCTTTTGTACAGAGCATTCTTCGATAATCCTTNTAACCTGGTTTGTTTATGCGTCTACGAAAACGGAGTTCAACAGCATTAGTGCCTAGNAATAGTTCTAATGATGAACGTCCGAGAATCATTACTTAGAAGGCTTAACGATACCAAATATTCTCTGTTCATTAAGGAACACAATAGTCTTTCCGTCCTTTTGAATAGCAATTAGACCTTTATCTCCTGGGAACATTACGCATTGATCTTTCTTAACTTGTCTACAATCTGGTCCAGCAAGAATAACCTTACCAATACGCCAAGCCTTTTGATCTACTACTTGGTTTGGAAGAATNATACCGTTACGAACAAGTGATTTGCCATCCTCTGCAACGTCTACATATTCAACNTGAATTACATCTCCAAGAAGTTCTACNACATCATAGTCTTCAGGAAGAGGACAGTTTTTGTAAGCATCGATGTTAGCAAGACCGTTGTTTTCTCTTGCTGCGTTATATTGGTTTTGTGCAATTGACATAACAATAACTTATCATACATTTTATGTTAGATCAAGCTGTAAAGACAGTAAATTGGCAATCTCTCTTTTAGATAGCTCGTGATTAATTGCATGCATTCTAAGAGTTTTGTCTTCTTCCGTTTGCTCTTCTTTTATCTTCTTAATATATTTCATATTAGGCAATGATTTCATTTTAGGAAACATGGCAATCATTGTTTTATAATGAAGCTCTTTGCTTTCAAGAAGTACTTGCATATTTGCCGAATTCATATAAGCAGCAACATCCGGATTAATAAAACTTAACCACCTTGTAACAAGATAAGGAACGTACTCATCAAGAGATAAGTCTCCTTTCTTTGTAATGATTATATCTTTTAGATAATCAAAAATTGTCATGCTGTGTTTCAACAAAAATAGAATGAGCTAAAAATGTGAAACACTCTACAGCCTTTTGTTTAAAACTATCCATCTTTTCTTGATTAAAAGATAATTTATAAAAACCTTCATTATCTCCATCAAGAGAAAATATAAAATGCATAAGCATAGAATCTTTGACTCTATTTAAAATACTAATATTTGCTTGTGTATCTCCTTGCACAATAATGTTATTACCATCCACATAACATTCAACTTCAAATGTTTGAGCAAATAATGATCCTAATTGAGCTGCATACAAACGTTGAAAACAAACTCCTCCGTAAATGTTGGAATTAGGAATTTCAATTGCAAGTACTAAGGAATTACCAAAATCAAGAGCTCCTATTTTTGTAGGATATTCAAACGCAATAATATTGCCAAAAGGAGATATTTTATCTCTAAAAAGATAATACGAAAATCTCTTCTTAACAAGTTCGCAACTATAAACAGGAGTCTCTCCCATTATGTGCTTTGTCTGTTCTTCTGTTAGTATCATTTGCAATATGTTTCCTTAAATTTGATATTCGCTTCTTCCCACTCCTTTGTCAACATAGAATCTCCAAGTCCGTGATGAACGATTCTAATTGGAAGCACGCCACAAGTAACTTTTTTCTCATTTGCTCTCATACAAAAAGCAAGATCATAAAAATGAAAATTAAAAGCTTCATCAAAATACAATTCGTTTTCAACTGCGTCTCTTACCTTAACAGCAAGAAACACACCATCTAGTGTAAGAGCTCTTGAGTTAGTTGGACCAAAGCATGTAGTCCATACATTGCCTTTGCTGCTATGAGCAACTTCCCCAACATAATCTTCTCTCTTAGAGACAAGATGCCAGGCAAGCTTGTCGAGGCTGGTATTGAACGTTTTAGCGCCTGCTAGGCCTGTTATAGAATATGGACTATTAAAAAGCTTTTCTACTAAAAAGGCATCTTCTAGTTCCACATCATCGTGAACAAACAAAACAACTTTGTCAATGTTTTCAGGATCCTTAAGAATTTCATTATAGCATGTTGAAAGCCCTCTTGTATTATCCTTAAACAAATGAAAATTTACATCGTACCTTTCTTCATAATGATGCATAAGGCTCTTATACAAAGGCCTAGTTTCAAAGTCTTCAATAGACTTAGCTTTTGTGCAAGCAACGATTAATAATTCACTCATATTTTGTTATACTTTGTTTTAAGATAGTTGATATTCTTTATAGCTAACTCGGTTTGTTCGTGTGTCAAACGAGTATTAAAATAATCATTAGTCGTTGGAATACGAGTAGTATCTCCACTCTCAAAACTAATACCATTAATTGCTGCAAGCACTGTATAACAACTATCGGAACTACGAATGTTTGGAATTTTGTTGTTTAGATAAAAATCAAACTCTGTATGTTCTCCCATTCCAAGCAAGTGAACAGGCTTTAATAACCAACCTCTCTTATACAATTCGTCAACGCATTGATTTCTCGAAGAAGCTATTTGTGTATCTCCAGTTGCATTGTTCCAACATTTTGGAACAGCAATCTTACTGAGACCAATAGTACTACAATCTCCATCCGTTATCATCTTATAATAACAATCCATCCATTCTTGTTTGGTATTGCCTTGTGGACAAGCAAATATCTTAGTATGTTGAAGCAAACCTCTAATGGACATCTTCATCTTGAATGAATAATAATTCATTAATGTCTGAACTGTATCAAACAAAACATCTGGAGCAATAACTTCGTTTGGTTTAAGTTCTTTAACAACCTCCATCAGCTGATCTTCTGTTACAAGACTATCCTCTGCAGCTCCGTTATCAAGAGTTATCCAAACATCTGGTTTAGTTCGTCTTATTTGCTGAAAGAACCATCTATACGTTTCATCGTTCAGATAATGGTGACACAATACAAAGTATCTGTCCCCGTGACCAGATAAAGCCAATTCAGTATTAGGAGGAATGAGATAAAAATCCATAAATATAATTTAGCTTACTTTGAATCTTTTTCAAGTATGTATTTTTTTACTTCTAAGATACCGAGATTAATATCTCCCTGCTCTGCATCTTCAAAGGATTGACTATCTCCTTCTCGAGCTCTTTCATCATATCTACGTTTCCGTTCATTCTGAGGACACTCAATCCACAAAACGGTTGCATCAGGAAATGCTTGCAAAATTTCTTTCTGTCTTACACCAGATACAACAAGTTGCTTTGGATTATTAAACGTAGAAAGTAAACGAAGATGTCCAATAATCTCGTTGAACATATGCTTTGAATCTTGAAGCTTTTCTCTATCTACGGTTTTTTTCAAACCTCTTACAATATCTCCAACCTCAACAAAAACACAATCACTAATCTGACTTAGTGTTTTTGAATACAGAGTTTTACCACTACAAAGTTGACCACAAACAAATGATATCATTTTTAAAATATATATTAAAATTAATAAAATTCAAGACTAATTATCCCAGCCTAATGCTTCAGAAATACTAGGAAACTCCTTAACAAAAATGTTTTTAATTTCCACAGCCACATCTCTATGCTCCTTTTGCGTCAACTCATCACAACGTATTTGCAAATAATGTATCCAAGATCGGACTGTCCCGTGCATAATTACCGTTGTCGATGTATTAAGAGGAAGAATCATCCGAGCGCATTCCTTTGCAAGACCAGCGGAAATAAGATCATCGTAAAGAGCAAGTGAGTTTTGTTGTATAAATTCTACCTTCAATTTTAGCTCGAGGCTCAAATCTACTTCAGTATCTCCTACCTGTCTATTAGTTTTTCCTTGCAATCTCCATTCGATATCTTCAAGCTCGGTTGCTGTAGAATATCTTTGTGAAAATTCTTGAAACGAAAAACTTCTATGTCTAAGAATTTGTGCAGCAATAGCTCGAGATGTTTTAATCTCGAATCCTACGCTGACCATCTCAAATGGCGAAAAGTGTTTATGGGTAATTAGATACTTTAACAGTTTTGGAGCTGTTTCGGTATTAAATTGGTTCGAAGGATTACTTACTCTTGCACAGTACGTAATCAATTCTTCTGCATTATTAATTCCTTTAACTAAAGGAGTAGAAATAGATATTAGCTTTACCATTTGTAGTAGACGCGACCTCCATTTTCATTATCTTCGAGAACTTCGACCATATCACATTTGAATAGACCTCCAATCTGTTGTGCTAACATCTCGCACGACATTGCTCCAAGATTGCCTTGATAATATTGATCCAACCATTTAAGGATCTGCTGTTTAAAATCAATAATTTCAATGTCACGATCTTGGTGAGTTACTGTCTTTTCGCAAGTAATATGAAAAATATGTCTGTGAGGATACTGAAGGAAATGGACATGAGGCTTATCAGGAATAGCCTCTGCTACTCCTGGCCAGTTGTGAAGAGCTTCGTATTGGAGTTTAACGATAATAGTTGTTCGCATATATGCAGTATACAATAAAAAAGGCCCCTCACAACATTAAAGTCGTAAGGGGCCTAAATTAAGCCAATTCTTAGGCAGCTACTGCAGCAAAACGGCCCTGCTTGTCGCGAACGTTGTAATAACGAGGACGAAGAACGACGTCGTTAGTGCGGTCGAGGAATCCGAGGAAGTCGTACTTGCTCTGATTGAGGTTACGAGCAATCATCTTGATCTTAGCTGTCGTGGACAGACCAGAGCTGATGTTGTTCTTGCCGGTGATAGCCGTAATTGGCTTAATGTACGTGTTGTTTGTATTCATCGAGGTACATATTCTTATATATCACTCGATATGTCAACAGCTAAATTATTGCAGGACGTGAAAATACTTGAATACCAGAAAGATAAGGAACTTGATATGGTACAAATGACGCAAAATGGGACGAAGACGAAAGATATGGATTATATGTATTGATTTTTACATTCTCAGTAAGAAGACCGTATCCAGCTGGTCCTTCAATAATGACATCAATTAAACCAGGAGTTTGAATCGAAGGCATTACAAACGTAGTCAAGTTGTCGTTATTTGATTGCCATAGTGAAGGATCAATACGATAAGCAAAGAACGGAGGATAGTCTGCTGAAAGAGAAGGAATAGCTGAAAACGGATTTTGAACAGTTGAAGCATAATGTACAGGACCACCGGATACATAAACGTTTTGTATTTTAGTCATTCCTGAACCATAAACATTAAATTGTTGCAATTTTCCAACGTTTGTAAAATAAGGCTCAACTATCGAAGGACCTGGAGGAACTCCTTTTACTTGTTTATAGTCTGAATGATCCGTATCAACTTGATGTGCCGGATCAAGAAGATATTGTGGAGGCATTCCAGTGTATTCTGTAGAATAGTTTGTGTGGATAGTATAGATTGTTCCAATGCTTTCTGTTGGAGGAGCTTGGAACATCCAGCCTTTGAATGTAAAAGAAAGGTCTGCAACAACTTTAGCTACTTGTGTTGAAGAGATATCCATAGGATAACTCATTGCAACGTTGCCATCCCAGAATATACTAGAGCGTATTTCAAAATTTGGTCTAGCAGGTGTTGTCCAAGATACNGAAAAATACGGATTAACGTAAGGAATAATATGAGATATGATTTGATCCATATCTTTTTGATATCTTGTAGCTACTGTTACTTTAAGATTTAAATCAATNGGAAGAGGAGTCTGCTCGTTTGNTACAGANCCACCTCCAACACTATTATATGTTCCAAGAAGTTTATTAAAGACTCTATTTGTATCTCTACTAATACCTCCAATATATACAGCAACAACAGGTAGTTGGAGATTCTGATCTTTATCCAAAAGGTCTGCCATCACTCTTTGCTTTGGAGCATACAGAACTCTTGTCTGTATTTGATCCTGAGCTTGTTTATTTTCGTTAAAACGCTTTACAACAATGTCCGAAATAGCGTTCAAAAAAACAGTAACCATCGTCTCAACCTCAAAATCATAGGTATAAACTCCTGGTATAATATTACTCATATATTGTATTTAATGAAAAAACCCAAGCATTACACTTGGGTCCTTTCTAATTTAAATGTTGTGTTTAGATTAAACACCCCAAGCATCGAGATCTTCTGCGTCGTTTCCACCTAGTTCTCCGAGATCTTCAGGATTAATTGTTTCAATCTCTCCTGTACCGCCTTTTTCGAAATCTTCTTCGTTTGGTTCAGATGCAACTTTTACTTCAGGAACGAGAATACCTTTAGAAACAAAACTTGAAAGTATGCCGTCTACTTCTGAATCAGCAATGCCACCTCTCTTTACTAAGCCTCTAAGAGCCATCTTGAAATCCCGACCAGTATATTCTCCAACGGTACCTACTTCGTCAACTAGCGCATTGTAAGCTTCTTGTTGCGAATCGCTTAAAGAACCTTTAGCGTATTCAGAAGAAAGAGTGTATTCTTTATTAAGAGAAAATTCTTCAGCGGAAGCTGAACGAGCTGGCTTATGAGCTTTTGTTTCAATTCTTGCTTTTTGTCCCTCAGGTGTTGCAATTTCAGCAACTTTCTTCTTGAGAGCTGCACTAATTTCCTTCTGTGTAACTGGTTGTTCGTTCTGCATTGCGTTTGCAGCAACTTCAAACGTCACACTACCAAGCAGTTCTTTGTTTGTCAAACGATCAGCAAGGAACTTTTGTGCCCATCCGCTCTTTTTCATTTCGGCTTCAATAGCCTTAAGCGTTTCTGCCTTGAGCTCTTCTTTTGTGTTAATGTAGGGATTGTGAGTATTATTGTTGTCAGGAAGAACACGATGAACAACCTTTCTGACAAAATCTGCCATAGCTGCTTCATCCCCCATCTTTACAACTGGTGTCCAGTGTCCTTTTCCAGATGCCTTAGCTGTTTGAACTGCCTTTGTTACGATTTCCTCTGGATTTTCATGAGAAATAGGAGCTTCGTCTAAACGGCTCAAAACGGACTCGAGTAATGTATCAAAATTCTTTGTCATATATTGGTTTATTTATCAAACTACACTATAAATTTAAACTTCTTTAGTATGATCTTCAAGAAGCTTGTCATGCCATATTTTAGCATCTTCAACAGAATTGGGGTTGATATTTTTATAATTTCCAAGGTGACCAACTAGTAAGTGACATATAATGCCGTAGCTGGCGCTTTCACAAAGAGTCATTAGATTAGAAGGCTCGAGTTCAAGTTCTGGATGAAGATGAAATGGCTTAATATGATGTACGTTGAGTTGCTTTGTATCTCCGCATATGACACATTTTGGATTATTCTTAAGATGTTCTTTACGAACTTTTGCCCATTGCGGCGAACGTTGAGGTCCATCTACTGGTGTTTTGCCTTGAGCAATATCGTTGGTGTGTTTTAAGCGGGTGGAAGCCATAGTAATACTTAGTTAAATTAGATAAATAACACTGATATGTTAGATTACAGCTTCGAAAACGTTTACAAATTTAATACTCTCTTAGAGCAAAAAGCTGAATCCGAGGGTCCAAAAGCTAAGTTAACGTATGCTGAAGATTTGATTCTCGAAAGAGGTAAAGATGGTATCAAGTATTTTAACGAACAAATACTCGAATTATTAAAGAACTTTCAAGGTCTGGAAACAGATCAAATGGTTAACGCCAAAGTAGATGGTTCTCCAGGTATTCTTTTTGGTGCTGATCCAAGACCTCAATATCAAGGTCAGTTCTTTATAGGAGTCAATCGTGCTATTATTGGAGCTAAGAATCCTAAAGCTGTTCACGACGAGCACGATCTTAACACATTAATAACAAACGAAGGTTTAAGACACGTTATATCCAACCTTCTTCCGTATCTTAAGAATCTTTGTGCTGGTACTAATTTTATTTATCAAGCAGATGTATTGTTCTCCAGTCCCGAACAAAAGAAAGAAGAAGTAATTGATGGAGAACAATGTTTAACGTTTACTCCAAACATGCTAACGTATGCTGTTCCTGTTGAAAGTAGATCACAGCTTTATAAAAAATTAAAGTTTGCAAAGATTGGAATTGTAGTTCATGATAAGTGCACAGGAAAGACTGATGAAAGCGGTCAGCAAATTATACCATCCTCAGTCGGTAAACAGTATCCTGAACTGCTAAACGCTGCAGCAAAGTCAAAAGATGTATTTGTTGATGGCAGTAGACACGAGTCCGTTCAAATGGATATCGATGAACAGAGTATTGCTAATCTAAATGCTAAACTTCAAAAGATAAATTCCATAGCAAGTTCAATTGGAGACGATTTTAATACTGAGTGGATTACTAACAAGCCAATTCAAAGCAAATATCAAACATTTGTAGGGCGTCATGTAACAAGAGATGATGGTGGTATTTTTGAGCTTTCAAAACAAAAAGCTAAACCAAACTTTAGTAAGATAGTTGATGAACTCAACAAGCAAGTATTAGAAGAGTACAAATCTGCTTCAAAAAAAGAATCAGTCTCTGCTTGGTTAAACATTAATCACGATAATCTCGAAAAAATGTTAGAAGTATTCTTCAATATTAGAAATATTGTAGATGATGTTCTTGATCTTCTATATACAATGGAATCTAAGCTTGGTAAAACTTTTGTAAAACTTCCAGATGGTACGTATCAACCAAGTCGTGGAGAAGGTTTTGTTCTATTCAAGCATCAAAACCACGTTAAGTTTATTGATCGTTTAGACTTCACAAGAAGTGCAAAACTTTATAGCAAATACAATATGCCAGCTAGTGTTGATGAGAGTTTAATCTTAGAAAGCCAGCATGTTTTTCACAACTTAAAGCGAATCTTACAAAAAGATGTTAATCCAACTATTCAATGGCTAGAACAACTTACAGGTTTGCAATTCGTTGAAACAAACAACATTCTAGGAACAACAGGAAAGAAAGAATCTAGCGGAGATTTGGATCTTGGTATTAATGCAAACGATCATACAAAGGAAGAGCTCGTCGCAAAGCTTCAAGCTTGGTGTGAAAAGAATAATATACCTCATGATAAAATCTTTAATACAAGAGAAAGAAAAGATAAGAAAACAAAAGAACCTATTCCTGCATTCAAGGATGGTTGGATTGATAAGACAGGAACAAGTGTACATTTCAAAGCTCCAATCAACGGAGACGTTTCAAACGGATTTGTTCAAACAGATTTTATGTTCCTTCCTGATTTAGAGTGGTCAAGATTTGCTCTTCAAGGAAGTCCGCATGAAGTTTCAGCTTTTAAAGGAGAAGACAAACACGAGCTGCTTAAGAAATTAGCTAAAGTAGCCGATCCAAATTTAGTAATGTCATGGAGTCATCTTAGTGGATTATTAAATTCGGAAACAAGAGAAGTCATATCAAATAAACCGGACGAAGTAGCTGAAAAAATTCTTGGAAACGGAGCAAAAGCAAACGATATTACTTCAGTAGAAAATATACTAGCTTTTATTAAAGCCCATCATTTGCAACAAAAATTTGCGCCAGCAATAGATGAGTATAAAGCTCAATTCAATAAACAAAACGAAATTGAGGCGTTGCTAAGAGAATCGGCTTTTTCCTTCAAGCGCTTTTTTGTTGAGCAAGCAAGTGTTGCTGAAATAGGCTTCTTTCCTGGAGCGTTTAAACCTCTTCATACAGGACATATAAAGGCAATAAACGATGCAGCTAAACAAGTTAAAGGACCGTTGTTTGTAGTATTATCAAAAAATTCAAGAGAATCAGAAGGAGGTATGGAGTTTACTCTAGAGCAAACTTTAGAATTGTTTAAATTATACAAACAATTTTTACCAGAAAAAGTTCATATATCAGTTGCTGATAAAACTCCTCCACTTACAGTCATGCAATGCCTTGTTATTATGAACAACGAAGGCAAATATGTACTCGGTAAGACTCCAAAAAATTGGGATCCTAATGTACCTTTGCCTGATCCAGAAACACTCGTTGAGCCATCAACAAAAGAAGTAATGAAATATGTACCACAAGCTTCAAGTTATGTTGTAAAACTCGCTGTTGGAAATACACCAGAAGATCAAAAAAGATATACTGATATTTTCAAAGGGGATCGTTATCAAGGCAAGGGAGCAAAAGCTGAAGTAATACAAACACTTAAAGGATGGAGTGCTACAATTCTTCGTAATGGCTTAGAAAACCTTAACAAGGAAGTACTTGAAGAGTACATTCCTTTTAAGAGTAATACAGAAGAATTCAAAAGAGCTCTAACAATACTCTACGGCAACAATCCTAAACTAAAACAAGCTTTGCAGTTGTTTAACAATTAGTTTGTGTAGTTTATATGAGAGGCTCCACCGTGCTCTGAGCCTACTGCCATGTCCAATTCCAGATTAGAAGTTTTGTAGAACAAATCAGTCAAATAACTTATTGATTTGTCTTTTACAAACAACGGCATAGCGTTTTTAGTGCTATCGTTTATCGTCAAAAAGTGAGTAAAATTAGCAGCCTTAGCATATGAATACATACTAACAGCAAACACTAGCGCCTTTAAAGCTCTTTCGTCTTTCTGTAAAAGTTTATTAAAATATAAGTTGTTAGTAGCAGTAAGAACTTCATTAAGACCGTTAGTTATCTCTTGACCGTTTTCTTCATAATTTCTAAACGAAGTTAGAGCTTCAACGGCTTGCTCAATTGTTAAAGAAGGATTTTCTAAAAAGAAATGTAGAGCTGCATGTTTAAAGCTCAGTGTACCAATGTCTTTGCCACTATAAAACGAGGATTCATGTTTGTTTAAATCAGCAATAGTTTGCTTAATAATAGCTTTGAATCTATCTACAAACTCACGTAAATTTTTTGTCTCATCTGGTGTTGGTTTGCTGGTGTTTTCGTTTTCTAATTTATGAATGTAGTTATTGTTTTGGAAAAAACTAATAGCATTCATTCGAGCTTGAGGTAAAACAGCTTGAGATTTTTGAACAAGAAGAGTAGCTACATCTTTAGGATTTTTTGTATTTAAATCAAACGGAACTAATAACTCATTTAATTTTGTTACATATGAACTTGACAATATAGATTGAACTGGAGTAAGAATTTCTTTTATTCTATCAATAAAATCCTTTTCTCTTGCTTGAAGAGAACGCTTAGAGAGCTGACCTCCACCCTTTGTTGCAAGGGTTTGCATCGTTTTAACAGCATTTTCTGCAGCAAAAGGAGCTTTACCGATACGGCCTCCTGTACCTTTAACCTCAACAAATACCGAATCCCCAAACGTAAGATCCCCAACTTTTGCTTTTTTACCATTAGTAAGCAAACTCAGAGCAATCTCTCCTCTGCCTATACTAGCAAGGCCGGTTTTAGCATCAGCCCAATTAAACAAATCTTCAAATAACTCGCTTACGCCAGATATCTGTTTTAAGCTATTAATTGTAGTTTCTTTGATGTTGAAAGGTTTTCCTCCATTCAAAGCCGTTTCTACTGCATTTAATTTTTCTTTATTGCTAACAATATAATCAATATCTGTGTTTAATATGCCATGATCAGCAAATTTAACAGCTAGTGCTTCTTGACTTAAAT